CTCTCCTTCTGGTAGAGTCTGAACTGTCATAGACAGATCAAAACTCACACGACGTGTTCTTGATGTCACTATAAAAGTGCCGACAGAACCTCTAATCGTGGGGTTGAGATTCCAGATAGAAGTAGAGAAATGACAGAGTTTGGTTATCCTTCATACTACTAATCCCATTTTGGTAGGATATAGCAATAATTGGGCCCCTTGCTATCAAACTCGCCCAGTTCATGGGCAATAACAAATCGATCAGGTTCGTAACAAACCTACGCCGTGTAAAAACCGACGGTAGTTAACGCGAACTTAATGGAGCGTACTGCACACAAACTTCTCTCAATTTCAGGGGGGACCCCCGCGACATTCGGTCTGCCAAGACCTAGTCGTTCAGGGCCTTACTTTCAAAAGAGAATAGACGTGTAGCAATGTGAAACTTCGAGCATTACCTCAGATCAATAAAGTCTGAGAATATTAAGCTGAGAACAATTCCACTGACCAATATTCCAGTTCGATCCAAAAGCGGCTGCAAGAGCAGTCGTTCCGGAGGCAAATATAATTGAGGCGCCAGCAGACGTCGCAGTTATTACTTGACCCCAAATATCGAAACTACCCCCACCAGCCGGTCCTAAATTGGCTATCTCTGAAGAGATAGAACAACTAGAAAGGGTCTGGGCAGAGGATAACAGAACGGAATTAATCCTGGCTGAGGAAACAGATGACACGACATAAGTGATTCCATAAATACCTTTATAAGGGAAGGAAATTACTCCTTCCGATTCAACGTAAAAGGAACCACTAATGTCGACATGATTTGTAACCAAACCAAAGAAATAACCGGTCAGCAGAGTCGGATTGTACCAGGCTGCATCGCTCACCTTAAAACCTGAGGGTGCTACTGGTCCCTAGAGCTGAGGGGTGATCAATTCTACATCATACATGACATAGAGTTCACCCAGAGCACTAGTATCAGCGCATCCAGAGGTAGAAACAAAAAGATTTCCGACATCATAAGTCTTCAAGTCAGTTCCCGAGATAACCGCAGAGCGGACATATCGTTGGGGAAGCTTGAGGAGATCTGGTTTGTCGGCTTGATATTTGGTTTCTGACCAAACCGGACAGCGGACGGCATTGTGATATGCCATCGCAATTGATTTGGAAGTAGGAGCGGAATCATTGGCATCATAATCAATGGCCAACATCAGAGAACCCGATGTGGCAGTTGATTTCTCGGTGGAAAATTGAAAGGACAGAGAATTGAATCTGTAACTTTCAAAATTCGCAGCGATAATTGATAGCCAAGGAAAAGTTGCAACGATACCAGGATTTACGACATAGCCTGTAGAGGCAAAAGCGATGGATCCCGCAACGTCAGCAATATATTCCCGATGACGAATACGAACCCTCCCATCTCCAGAATAGGAGGAGAGGATCGAAGGACTTGAGGTAGTGATTTTACTCCCAATGGAGGCAGGAACAGAGACGCGAGTCTCTTTCGGCCGCCGGGGAGTTGATTTCTTCTGAACATTCTTCTTCTTAGACTTAGGCATTATGTACTGGATACCGATAATGCATCGGGACTATACATCTTCTGAGAACGCACTGGTGTAACCCGCGCAGGACAAACCTTGCGCTGGCGAACCGCCGTGTAGTCTCTCGGCATTTTGTTTAGCACGGAAGTATTAAGATTCACCTCTCTTCATCTTATCAAGATGGATCACAGACACAAAGACATCTCACAGCTACTTTAAGTTTTGCTGTTAGAGTTTTCAATTCAACCCTTTTTGGAAGGGAAGATGTCGAATGTAATGGGATCGAACTTGACTAAGACTTCAACGACAACAATGGCGGCCGAAAGCAGAACATGTCGTGCCAAGATTTTCCAAGTCTTGGGACTAAACCGTTCATGCAATGGGCACCCACCATCTGCCAGGCTAGAGTGAATCACCGTTTTGGGGTATGACCTCAGAAAACCCAGTAATAGTTTATTGTCATATTTAGGACAAAATTGAAGAAGTCCAGCCTTCCCAGGAATAGGCAGGTTCCGACTCAAAAGTTGGTCGTGTCTGATAGTCTGCAAAGACTATGGGACCATAACCAGACTTAAGGGTCATAATCTGACGAATCCCGGAGGCTTTTTGGGGTAACTCGATAGGAGGCAGTGGAGGACAAACTGGAGTACCACGGGAAAACAATTGAGCTTTCCAGTATAATTCGATTCGTTCCCAAGACATGGGCTTCAATCGATACTCCGGTCTGAACTTCACAGTCATGATATTGTCGTCCACAGGAGGAAGATTTTGAGCGCGAGCCGCATAGGCGACCCGGGCCAGCCAATCATCGTTTTCAGTCGTAATCTCATCCTCAAAAGGGATGTAATCACCAATCTGATAACGAAAATGACATAAAGCCTGAGCAAATCTTGCAGACGGAATACTCATGCCAGACTTGCGATAAAGCGTCATTGCCGGATCGTTTATGAAACGAGCTGCCATCTGACGTTGATCGCGAGTTACACGAGATTTCCAATCCGAAGGAGCCAAGCATGAATCCACTCCAAAACCACCTAAATGAACAGGAAAATACCAGTTGGGCCGATAAATCGGACCAAACCATTCTTTTCCAAAACGAGAAAATGTGGCAGGGACAAAACAGCGAGTCCAAGGACAACCAAGAACCATCGATGACAACTCTTTCCCAATTTGGGTTGGAGTGGCCAAAGATTCTCCTTCTTTCAACGAGGAGCCTATGAGCATCTTCTGATTAAAATAACCACACTTAACCATTACCGAATTTCGGCGACGGAAGAGTTGAGAATTAATCATACAAGCGATAGGGGACAAATAATGTTTACCAGTAGAGATCTTAAAACCAGCCTGTTTACAGGTAGGAAGAAAGAATCTATCATGGAAATCTTGGGTGCATTTGAACAACATATCATCTCCATTAACAAGCACTTTATCTAACATTTTCCTGTAAAGCTTAGTCCTCACCTCCAATGTGAATTCCTCAGACCCGCGAACCCAAAGCCATAAGGCATGACGGTAAACGGCGAGATTAATCACACAGAGGAGAGGAAAGGATAAAGGGTGACCCATCAACTGACCCTCGATCGAAAGGCAGGTCCGACTGGACTTGTCATAACGACCATTAGAGTTAGGATAGATAGCCCTACCGGGAAAGAGAGTTGCTTGTCCGAGGTTAAACCACGGAGAACCACGCATACCTTCAAAGGCGGCAAAAGTTGCCGATTTCTTTAAAAGATCCGTAGCGGCTTCGTAGTCAACAGAACACCAAAATGGAAGATCAGGAAGAGCCTGGTCAATTGCGTTAACTGAATCAGTTAGATCGGGATGAAGCATCGTACTTGACGAATTATGTTTCCACTGTTTTAGCATAAAACCCTGTAAGGGCTGCAAAGCAGAGTAGACAAAACCATCACCTTCCGTGATCATCCGAAACTTTCCTGGCTCAGGAATCGCCATCACCTTCACATCCAATCCTGAAGGCTCACCAATCGAATTCAAATTGAATAGAGATCGGCGAGTCTGAATAAGGGATCGGGTGAACTCTTCATTACGCCACGCACACAAACCAAGATGGAAAGAGGGTAGCAAACCTAACGGCGCTACACTATTCCTTCGAGGAAAGTGGTAACCATGGAACAATGAAAGAGCACCACCATGTCTGCGACTTGCCTGCATGCAGGCAGCTCCAGAAGGCATGAACTTTGAATACTCGTCTGAAATTTTTGGATCAAAAACCTCACGGGCCACAAAAGTAATTGTGGTCGCAAGATCTCCGTCCATTTCAATCTGACGAGTAGAGAGACGATCGAAATGTTTATCGAAAGCCTCCCGTTTCTTAACCTCCCCGAGGGAAGGCCACGCCCTCTTAGAACCCTTTTGAAGAGAATAGATAAATCCCAAATCCCGGGAAGCGATTGCACGGTTAACAAACCGACGCAACCATCCTGAGAAGAGAGGTTTAACTATCCAATCCGGTCGAACAGGTGGCGAGTGGTGATCTTGAACAGAAATGCAAAGAAGGCTATCAAGCCAAAATTTACAATATGTCTGTTCACGATTATCAGGTGTAACGTTGTCGTAAATCTGTTTCAGAGAATAAAGAGCAGAGCGCTTAAAGCGTCCCAACTCCTTTTCAGTGAACCAGATCGGCCGTAAAGACCGACGAGCAACAAAACACCAAACCAGACTCTTGAGAATCGCGCTCGAGGCCAGTAAACTGGCCGTGACGAATGTTGGATTGGCCTTTTTAAAGGCTGATGTAACATAATTCATCACAGTTAGTACGAGCTTTGCAGCATTCCGTTTCTCAACGGTCAAGAAGTCGGACTCAGTCGCAGACTGGGGAACAAGTATGGAACTCTGTTCCTTGCGCGATTCCTGGTCCGATGCACTCTGATCTCCTTTAAACATGCAATTGGCGACTCCGTCGCAATCGTTGCATAAAGGAGAAATCTCCGCATTACCCATACTGGCAGCTACAATACCGCCAATAGGCGAATAGGCTAAGGCCTTCGTAGACCCAGAACTGTTACTTTTTCGCTGTAACAGTGACATCTGACAAAGATTTTGTC